GCTTGCTCTACCTTTACCAATGCTGTGTCGAGTTCTGTCTTAATCTCTGGCCCTTGCTCTTCTATTCTTAATGCAAGGCTGTCAATCTCTAGCTTAAAGAAGGGAGTGTTAGGAGGAAAGAGAGTTAAGTTTAATTTGTTTTGTAAGTTACTAACACCCATTGCACCTGTTGATTGCCAAGGTGTTTTGAGTTTTCCATGATCTCCCATGTTGGAGTCAGGGCAGGCAGCAGGGTTAGTCACCTTTGCACAATCTCTAGCTCTTTGAAGGAAAGGATCACGATTAGTTTTTAGCTGGTCGTATCTACCAGCAAGGGTTGTACCTTTCTCTTTATCTTTAGCTCCTTTCCCTGGTGCTAAGTCAATCGGGTTAACACTTAAATCCATTTGTGTTACGAGACTATTCCAAGTGTACTAATGTTATCTCCTGACTTATACTTCTTTCCTTCTTGTTTAGTTGGTGGGTTTGTGTATTGTTTTTTGCCACCACCTTTAGCCCACCTCTTAGAATCTAGTGCTGGTGCTGCTACTCCTGCTGTTTCCTCTGGTGGAGGAGGAGGTGCAGCTTGTGCTGTTGCTTTTTGTTCTTGATACCTAGCTTGGTTATCTGCTCTGCTTAATTCAAACTGTCGCTTCTGTTCTTCCATCTGCTCTTTCTGTAGAGCAAGGTTCTCTTGATGACGCTCTTCGGCTGCCTTCTTAGAGTCTTCGTTGGAACCACCGCCACCACCGCACATAGCTAAACCCTGTAGTTACTTAATAATACCTTGATATTAGTCTTAAGATATTCCAAGTGTACTGATATTGCCTGTTGGTTTGTACTTTAGTGTACTAAATCCTTTCCTTCCTGCACCTGAGTAAGCAGTTCTTTCATCTCGTTTGACTAGCTTATCTGCTGCTGTTGTACTCTTTTGATTTGTATCTAAATTAATAATTGTATTACCACTACCACCGGCTCCACCGGCTCCACCCATTGTTTGTTGTTGGGTAGGAGGTACATAGTTAGAAGTCTTAGGGCCACCTGAGAAAGTACCTTGCCAGCCTTCACCCCAGTTAATAGGAACTTTTTCTCCTGGTGCTAGTCCAAGATTGCTGTTAGTTGTTAAATGATCTATATCACTAGGTACAAAGTTAAGGTTGCCATCACCAGTCGTATCTTTCATCCATTTATTTTTCGTCTCAAAGTTACCAGCTTCAATAGCTAATTTTCCAGCAGGGGTTTCGGCCCACTGTGCAAGGTCTAACTTGTCAGCACCACCTGAAGTAAATCGTGCAGCATCTACGTTCTGAACATTAGGTGGAATAGAAAACGGATTAGCACCACCACCACCACGAACGGCTCCATCCCTTTGATAGTTAGCCATGTAAAAATCATGGCCTGTTGTTGATGTTTGAGTACCCGTGTTAAATGGTATTGGTTCAATTCTGTATCCACCAGGTGCGTTGTCATCTGGCACATAATCCCATTGATATGGGTTAGCTGTTATTGGATTACCATCATCATCAGTCATTGCTATCTGATTACCATCGTCATCCAATTTGACGTTCCCATCATCATCTAGCTCGTATAAATTATCAGTTCTACTGCCACCACCAATACCCATACCATCAGCTATTGCTTTTGAATGTAGGTTTAAATATCTTTCTTCTGTAAGAATATCTCCTGAAGGATCAGTGCTTGTCTTTATCTGTAGTGGGTTGCCATAACCTATTGATCCAAACTTTTTATAGTTAGCTGCACCTGTGTTAGCACCAATATCTCTTTCTATATTTGCTCTTGCCTTGGATTGTGCAGTCGCAAAGTCATCACCTTGAGCTAGATAACTTTGTATGTCTTGTGTCTCTTGGTATCCCCACCACTCACTACCCTCCTGTCCTACAACATTGCCTTGTTGCATACCGTACTGATAGTTCGTTTCGTCTAAATAATTTTCAAGGTTAGATGTTTGTAGATTAGTGGCCCAGTCTTCTGGCCTTACACCTATGTTTACGTTCTCATCTTGGAACTTAAACCAATCAGGAATCCCCATTGCAGAAGAATCGTATGCAGTCGTAGCCAAGTCTGATTCACCCTGTATATAATCAAACGCTTCACTAGATCTACCTACGTTCTTACTAATAGATGCAGTAGCGGATGCCTCTGCGTCTGCTGCACTCTTACCACCAGCAATAGCTGCTGCTTTAGCTTTCTCCCACTCACCACTCCAATAGGTTTGACCTTCAGTACCTGCATCTCTGCCTAGTAACTTATTAAAAACAGAGTTAACTGCTGCACTACTACTTGCCATCGTTACTCGATGTTGTTCTGCTCATTATATACAGATCGCAACATCCTTACCAACTCCACCTGTCCACCGTACCTCCATATCTCTCGGTCATGTGAATCTATTGATGGACATCTATCAGGAAAGATCTCTTCTAGTTTCCTAATTAATACTTCAGGAATCTCAGGCCAAAGTTCTTCATCAATCATGTGGTGGGCGGCTCCCAAAGGGTGACCTTATGTGTGGCCCTATTATATTCTCCGTGTCTCAAGATTCTAGTAAGTCGTGCTGATTGTAGTGCTGAAGTGTACGACAGTTTCTTCTTTTCGTATGCAGTAACTACCTTGTCCCACATATCAGAAAGGGTGTCGGAATCTCCCAAAATTTTTTCAGCAGTTTTCGGGCCTACACCAGGAAGACCTTGAATGTTATCTATCCTGTCACCTGTCAATACAGAGATCATCCAGTTTCTGTCTGCCCTCTTTTCAGAAATGGTTTCAAGTTCTCCATTCCTCAGAAGAATACAGGGTACTGACTTCATGTCTTTATCACCTGAAACTATGACGCAAGTAGGGTGTGTCTCTGCTGTTGCTATCAACGACATCACATCATCAGCTTCAAGGTGTGGGTACACAGCAAAGTCGTAATACCTTTTCGTTGCCTCAATAACATTCTTCAATGCCAAAGGTTTACGCTTGCCTATGCGATTAGCTTTGTACTCTTGGTAAACTTCTTGCTGTCTAAAGGTAGGGTTGTCAGTGAAACACATAGTCAGCTTGCCTCTATCACCAGTGATGGACTGGTATTCTTCTAGCTTCATAGCTACATAATCCAACGCATCACGTTCATCTGATACAAGTACATGCTGGTACTCGTTGAACTTGTAGTCTGTTTCACTTGCACAGCAGGCTGCAAAGCAAAGCATGTCGGCATCGATAAGTAATGTCATTGGAAGAAAGTTGTTTGTTGTACTAAGCGACCAGTCTTCTCGTCATATAACAAGGTATCGACAGGGCCTGTCTTTCCTGAGTAGCGGTTCTTGAGCAAAGCTAGTTGTAACTGTGATCGTTCACCTGCATCGGTTGACTGTTGGTTCCTAGAGCAGGAGATACATAGATCAGATAACTGAAGAATTGCTGAGCTACCTCTGAGGTCAGACGGACTAACAGTTTGCCCCTCTTCATGTGCCTTGCCTTGTGGTCTACGCAAATGAGATACAAGTATAAGTCCAACACCTGTCGCTTCAACACATTGTCTTAGCTTGGTGCATGTCACATCCAATGCCCTTCGTTCATCTAGCTCTGCAATACCACTAACAACTATGGTTAGGTGATCAAGTATTACTACATCAACTTCTTCTGCTGTAGCTAGGTAAGTAATCTGTTCGATGAGTCTGTCGGGGTCCATTGACCCGAAGTGGTCATACAAAAAAAGACGGCCTGATCCTAAGAGGGAATCGAAGGCCGACTTCAAGATGGGGATCTCGACAGTCTCATCTAAATGCAAAGGCTTATTAAGTGCAATACCCATGATCCCTTGAAGGGTACGTTGCAGTGATTCTTCTAGTGCTATGTACCCCACTCTCAATTTCTGAGTAAGGAAGTGATAAGCAAGTTCTTTACACACTGTCGATTTGCCCGTTCCGCTACCTGCACAAAGAGTTATCATCTCTCCACGACGAAAACCGTGGGCGTAATCATTCAGTTTTATCCACGGATAATGACAGACAGCTTTAGACCCTGGCTTAATTAATTCCTCCCATAAATTTGATGCTTGCTTTATGCAATCAGGTCGTGCTGGTTGTGATTTCCATAGCAGATCCTTTAACTCTGCACCTTTACCAGCAACAAGCATGTCGTTGGCATCTTTGTATGGATCAGGTATGCGACAGATAGCTGCCTTACCTGCTGGCAATAACTCAAGTGCAACTTGACTAGCCTTTCGACCAGGTTCATCGTTGTCAAAACAAATGACCACCCATGCAAATTGCTTTAGCCATTTAAGATTTGCAGCGATAGCTTTCTTAACTGACTGTGTGCCTGAAGGTATTGATACGACAGGAAACTTGTTGCCCTGAACTTGTGAGCAACTACAGCAATCGACCTCGCCTTCTGACAAAACACAGAAGACATTGGAATCTCTTCCATGATTCTGTCGCCACTTGCTTTGACCCCACATTTGCAGTTCGCTTATGCCGTCGTTAGCTATCCAAGTAAACTTCTTATCCCTGAATCGCAGGTGTTGTGCAGTTGGTAGCCCTTGCTGATCGTTATAAGTAGCAACGTGTACCTGCTGATCACGATGAAAAGCTTGTGTGTAACTAAAGAAGTTAAGAGTTTCGACAGTAATACCACGCCACTCTTGTCTAAATGGCTGCAAGTTTTTAAGCAGCTTGCTTGTTGACCTAACTACTGGCATTGATTCCTTTTCTATATGTTTCTTTGGTTGGATCTGGTGGTCACATGAAAAACAATGGGAATGTCCGTCATCAAAGAGGATCATTCCCTTACTTGTCTCGCAGTTAGGGCATGGCCCTCTGCTTACTTCCTTACTTGAAGACACTGCCTGGCTCCTGATCTAGGACAAGAGCCTTATGATCCTTGCCATACTTATCAAGCAGTGCTCGCTTAGCTCTCTCTTTAGTAGCTGCGATGATGTACTCATCGAACTTCTCATTTCTAGGAGTGAGGACACGAACCCTATATTTATAGGTAGCTTCACTATCTGTCGTTCTGTAATTCATTGGTAGCTTTTCTTATGTGGTCAAGCATGGTCTGAAGTTCAGCCCTGCGTTTCTTAATGTTCTGCACTCTCTCTGTATCAGGAGGTGCATCAGGATCATGTGGTTCCCAGTTGCCAGAACATTCTTCTCGGTAAAGCTTGCCCTTTATCCATCTAATTTCTTTACTCATACCAGTCGGGTGGGATTGTGTTGCTACTCCACTTGAACCCATGACGAGTAGCCCACTCGCCATAAGTCATAGAGTTTTTCTTTTTAGTTAGCTTGACTGCTGCGTTCTGAAAGCACAGTCGTATATCTAGATCGGGATGTTGCGTCTTAACTGCAACCATCTTTCGTCTATCTTCTTGGGAGAAGTGGCCCTTGGTTTCAACAAGTACACCATTCTTAAGTACAAAGTCTGGGCAGTACTTTGATTTGATTTCGTAGGGTAAGAGTACGGATTCATACGAGAACGAAACATTTTTTCTAATAAGACTAGCGGCTATTCGTGCCTCGAACTTGCTCCTATAATTAAAAGTCAAAGTCATTTGTTGACGGGGTTCCTGTCCCTGATTGTTGTGCTTCATCGACAGTAAATTCCCAGTTCACTTGATTCTGAAAAGGAATAAAGTTCTTGATGTTAACTGCTGCAATAGTTAGCGACACACCAGTACTTACATTGCTGTATGGCCTAGCCCATATTCCTACTTGTGCTGTAGAACCTGGGCCAATCTTGATGTACTGCTGCTTGTCATCATCACTTAAAGGTATCAGCTTGCCATTATTCTTTTGACAAGATGAATCAAATAATATTGGTGGTGTGTTAGGTCTTTTATTTCCTTGCTTGTCAGTCTTCCATGCAGGACGCTTGACTTTAATAAAGAAAGCTTTGTCTAAACCTAATGACTTGATGTCGTCTGCTTGCTTTGATCCGTCATCAGAGTCAACCCATCTCCAAGGTAGTGGGTTTAACTTGTAGTCTTCTGGCTTTTTCTTAGGGTTTAATTCTACAAGCTTCGCTTTAGTCTCTTCCCAGTAAGCATCAAGAACAGTTTCTGTTTTCTCTGCATATTCTACTGGTAGATACAAGTTTGCTTTGTATTGAGCAGGAGTTTCAGGTTCAAACTTGTCATCAGGTTGAACAAAATAACAGTACGAAAGCAAAGTCTCTTTAGGTGTCATCACTTGGATGGCTGGCAAGATCTCTTGATAGTTCACGTAAGAAAATAAGTAGAGTTTCGGGTTTGGTTTAGATCTAATGTTCCTAGCTGTGGTTCAGCAGGTAGATCCTCTTGTAATTCCAAGTCGAGTTGTGATTTCAACTTGTCTTTAATCCTAGTCAACCAGTCGTGCTTATAAATGTCAGCAAAAGATTCTCTTGCTGCATCTTTTAATGCACTCATTTCACTAGGAGTTGTTAAGAAACAGTCGTGTATTCCTCCAATGTTTATAACATTTTTGGATGCTGCCTTAATAGTTGTAGCACACATGTGGGCAGAATCAAAGCTATGTAATATATTTGCACTCAATCCCTTGCCCATCTTAGAAGTATCCAGTGTGGGACAGTCTTCTTGTACCCTAATGTCTAAGTGTATGTCCGACAAATACTTAAGCCTAACTCTTGTATTCCTTGTACTATTGTATTGCTGACGTACTAATAAACCAGCAGGATTAACCCATTCAAGTGGGATATTATTCTTACCTGCCTTCACACCTACTGCCTTGAACCAACGCATTGCATGT